TTCATCTATAAAGCTTGGGAAAACAAGCTTGTTGCGGACAGCACGCATTTATATAATGCGGTTTTTACCGCCGTATATAACGCAACCCGGCAAAAAAGAAAAAGAGCGCTGAAGCTATGGCGAAAAAACAAGGTAAAAAAGGCCAATGCGGAAACGGTTTCTGAAAATTTAGAAATCGTTAGAGAAGTGGAAGCCAATGAGGGAAAAAGCTGGATAGATAAAATTTATCAGGCCAACGGATTAAAAAAGCCTGGAAAGGCGGTGAAAAATGGCTGATTATACTCTTTCTGCAAAAATAACAGGAGATGCGACCGGATTCGACAGAGCGATCAAGGACGCTGAAAAAAGCGCCGGGAATTTTCAAAAAACCATAGGTGACATGGGAAAAAAGCTTTCAAGCGCAGGGAAGTCGCTTCAATCCGCAGGCAAAAAAATAACAATGGCTACTACAGCTTTTGCGGGAATCGCGGCAATAGGTGTAAAGTACAATGCAACGATGGAGACCTACGCCACGTCGTTTGAGGTAATGACAGGATCGGCGGAAAAAGCGGCTGAGGTAGTAGATGAATTAAAAGATATTGCTGCTTCCACACCTTTTGAAATGCCGGAACTTGCGGAAACAACACAGCTTTTAATGAACTACGGATTCACCGCAGACGATGCGCTGGACAAAATGCAGATGCTGGGAGATGTTTCTCAAGGCTCAGCTGAAAAAATGAATCGAATTGCGACCGCCTACGGTCAAATGTCTTCCGCCGGCAAAGTGTCTTTGGAAGATGTAAAGCAAATGATCGAAGCTGGATTCAACCCGTTGCAGGAAATAAGCGAATCCACCGGAGAAAGCATGGAAAGCCTTTATGACCGCATCAGTGCAGGAACGATTTCTGTCGATGAAATAACCGCCTCTATGCAAAGATCTACATCAGAGGGCGGGAGATACTTTCAGTCTATGGAAAAGCAGAGCCTGACGTTTAGTGGACAGATGTCTACTTTAAAAGATAATGTACAAGGGCTTTTAGGAAATGTTACGTCTGGTATATTTGAAAAATTGGCACAAGATGTTTTGCCAAAAATAAATGAAGTGCTTACTACGGTCAACACAGCTTTTGAAGAAGGCGGATTTCAAGGCGTGCTTGACGCAATAGGAGAAATGTCGCCGGCGCTCGACGGCGTGATAACCAAGATCCAATCTTTTTCCACGTTCCTGCAAAATCTTGGAATCAGCCCAGCGGCGTTTGCTGGGATTGTAGCGGCGATAGGGCCAGCGATTACAGTAGTAGGGACGCTGGTGCGGGGAATAGGCGGAATTTCCACGGCAATAAGTGGAATTTCCACAGCGGTATCTGGGCTTGGCGGAATTAAAGGTATATTTACCGCTCTTACCGGGCCGGTAGGCCTTACGGTAACTGCGATCATGGGATTAGTCGCGGCTTTCAGCTACTTAATGGCCACAAACGATGGATTTAGAGAATCTGTCATGACCACGATTTCGACTATCATGTCTTCCTTGCAGCCAATTCTTCAAACATTAATGGGCTTGCTGATGGAAATCGGCGGAATTATTTTTGAGACAATTGGAAGTGTTTTGCAGCAACTTGCGCCAGTGTTGGCTCAAATTATAACCTTTATCGGGGAACTAGTCGCCATGCTGGCACCCTTGATTAACCAATTGATTAGTTCGCTCGCTCCTGTGATTACTCAGATTGTACAGGTGGTATCGAATATTATTCAGTCTTTAATGCCACCACTGATTTCCATTATTCAGGCTATTATGAGCGCAGTTCAAGCGTTAATGCCTCCTATTCAAAAGATTATTACCGTCGTTGTGAATGTGATTTCCAAGGTGATGGAGGTAATTTCTCCTATTATTTCTTTCATCGGTGAAGTCATTGGTAAAATAGTGGAGATCATTTCTCCTATTATTGAAGTTGTAGTTGGGATCGTCTCGAAGATCGTAGAGTTTATTTCTCCTCTGATCGATGTATTCGCGACTATTTTTGGAGCTATTTTCGATGTCGTAGGGGCTGTTTTCGGCGCTATTTGGGACGTAATCAGCGGAGTGTTCAGCGGAATTGAAAGCGCCTGGAACGGTCTTACGGGATTTGTCGGAGGCATTGTTGACGGTATTGGATCAGCGTTTAACGCGTTGGTAGACGGTGTTAAATCCGTGATTAATGGAGTGATATGGGCGATCAACGGCGCTATTTGGGTAATCAATTTGATCCCGGGCGTAAATATCGGTGAGATCCCGTATCTGGCGCACGGAACCGACAATTGGCAAGGCGGATTCGCATATATGAACGAGGGCGGACGTGGTGAATTAACATATCTTCCCAACGGATCACAGGTTATTCCTCACGATATTTCCGTACAGTATGCGAAAGAAGCCGCGAGAGCAAACGCCAGCGCGGAACCGGTAGACCTAACGGGGATTCTGGAGGGGCTGGTTATCCAGGTTGTTAATAACACGACGGTCGATGGGACGCCGTTAAAAGAAATGGCAGCGGAATATACCATAAAAAGGATAGGCGGTCAGCAAAGAGCGGTACAAAGAGCAAGGGGGTTTGCCTAATGGTTCAATGCAGTCTTGACAGATTCGAAATTGTCTATAACGGGGCCTCTGGGGCATCGTACGGCGTGTTTTTACCGGACTATCCCGAAATTTCCCAACCAGAAAAACGCTATGAAACCTTTTCGGTACCCGGCAGAGATGGAGATCTGATTTCCGACGACAACAGCATAGGAAATATTACTGTGAAATGCACTTTTGCCGTAATAGACAAGCTTTTTCAAAAAAGAATAAGAGATATTAAGAGGTGGTTGAGGGGAACCGGAAAGCTGAGCTTTTCGGATTCCCTTGAAACCTTTTATGAGGTTCTTATAATTGACTACAACGAACTGGAGAGAGAATTAAGAAAATACGGTCAGTTCTCCGTGACTTTTACCTGTTACCCTTATGAGTTTTTAAAAAGTGGGCAAAAGACTTTTTCAACGATAAGCTTTAACCCATATGACCTTTGTAAGCCAATTTATAAAATTGTCGGAGAAGGTAACTACACGCTCACAGTAAACGGGAAAACAATTACGGCAAATGTAGGGCAAAATTTAACGATAGACAGCCGCAATATGATAGCGTATCGGGAAGACGGTACTTTAATGAATACCGCTATCTCGGGAAGGTATGAAGATTTATGGCTTCCTCATGGAGACACAAGCATTTCTATATCGGGGGGACAGCTTTCGATTATTCCGCAATGGGGGTATAAACCTTGATTCAAATTTATAACCCGGATAATACAAATTTTTCTCATAACGGCGATATGACGCTTTTCCCAACAAAGTGCGATTTGAAAACGGTTCTAAATGGTTCCTGGCAGATGGAGCTTGAACACCCAATCGATGATTTAGGCAGATGGAAATATATCATTGAAGAATCCGTAATAAAAGCTCCAAGCTTTAACGGCGACCAGCTTTTCAGAGTAAAAGAGAAAGAAAAGTCTGATTCCGGAGTTTCCGCAACGCTGGAGCCGATTTTTATGGACGCAATGAACGACTGCTTTTTAGTTGATGTACGCCCCACGGAGAAAACCGGCCAGCAGGCGCTCGATCTTATGACGGCCCCAAACAGCAAGTATTCCGGTGAATCTAACATAACAAAAAAAGCGACTGCCTATTATCAATTTAAAAACTTAATTGAGGCAATCAACGGCGGCGAGGATAATTCTTTTATCAGTCGCTGGGGTGGAGAAATCCTTTTCGATAACTTTAGAATTCATATTGATGAATCTATCGGGACAGATAAAGGGATCGAGCTTTTATATGGAAAAAATATTCCGGCGGACGGATTGACGGAAAGCGTTGATACCCGAGAAGTTGTAACGCGTATTTATCCTAAAGCATATAACGGATACACTATAACAAATAATGGGTATGTAGACAGCGATCTGATTAATAATTATCCAATTATAAAAGCTGCCGTTATGTCGTTTGAAGACGTTAAGATGCGCGCCGATGCCAGTGAGGACGATGAAGAAAATGGAGTGACTATTTGCGATACGCAGGCAGAGCTAGACGCAGCTTTAACTCAGAAGTGTAAAGATCAATTCGCGTCTGGATTGGATAAACCCCAAATATCCATTTCTGCCGATATGGTATTACTGCAAAATACCGTACAGTATAAGGACTTTTCTGTTTTGGAATCCGTATCTTTAGGAGACACCATTCACTGTAAACACTACAAACTCGGGATTGAAACAGAAGCCCGAGTGATAGAACTTACTTATGATTGTTTAAAAGAAAAAGTTTCTTCCGTTGTCCTTGGAAGCTCTGAGTATAATTATTTTGACAATGTAACGTCTTCTGTAAATAAGATAGATAATGTTGTAAGACCTGACGGAAGTCTGATAGCGGAACAGATCAAGGGCTTTATTGACGGAACCTACAGCCAGCTTAGAGTTCAAAACAGCATTGCAAAAAAGCAAGATGTCAGAGCTATTCTATTTGAGGATCTAGACCCGGACAGCCCAACCTTTGGCGCACTGGGAATCGGTACCCAGGGAATACAGATTTCAAAAGAAAGAAATGCTCAAAACACAGACTGGGTGTGGACAACTTCAATGACGTTTGCCGGAATTATTGCAAACACCGTCGTAACTGGAAAAATTTCTTCTAAAACCGGGGCTGTATATTTTGACCTGGACGCGAACGACGGAAAAGGCGAGCTTGCTTCTTCCGTACTGAAAGGCGTTGACGATGGGGTAACAACAACCGCAAAAATCGGTTCCGGGAGCTGGGCTGGAGGAGAACCGTACCAGGGCTTTCGGATTTCTTATCCCGGTGGAAACTCCGGGTTGCTGCTTATAACAATCGATGGGATCAGCGAGGATTTTCCGCTGGCGAATAAGGACGAAATTGTTTCAAACGGAGATCTTATCATTCGATCAAATGGTATTTCTGAATATTCCGGTGGAGCCAGCGGTCTGTATCTTAACGGAAATTCCTCTACTGGAGAAGGAACCGTAATAGTAAAACGCGGGACAAAAGGCAAAACAAATAAAAATATTTTTTATGCCGATCCGGAACAGCTTCTTGTTCAATACGACGGCTACAATAATTATCTTCGTTTTAGCAATGCCGGATGCGTTTTATATGATAAAAATAAAATTGAGTTCGGTACAAATGGATATATGAGAGCGTCCATTGAATCCAACGGTGACGCTAAGTTCGGAAATATCTATTCCAATGGATCTCTTGTGACCTCCGACCGAAAAAAGAAAACCGGAGTAAAAAAGCTGTCCGGAACCTTCTTAGACAAAGTGAGAGGTTCAGCGGTGTACCGTTATCGGCTGAAACAGGACATGATCCCAGAGAAGAATGCGAAAAATTTAAAAGGAAAATCAGTCGGCACAAAAAACGAATTAGTGGGTTTGATGTACGATGAAGCCCCGGAAGAAATCCGCCGGGAAACTGAAAGCGGAGATAAGGCTATCGATCTCTACGGAATGGTTTCTGTCCTTTGGAAAGCGGTTCAGGAGTTATCCGACAAGGTTGATAGTCTTCAACAAAAGCAGGAGGTGTAATTTTGGTCTACAAAGAAATAGAGATTGACAGCACATGGCAGCAGCCCCTTGGAGAAATCCGGGTAATTCAGGAGGAAGCGGACGGCAGAGAGTTAAGAATTTATCTCTATGATAATGGTTCTCCTCTTGATTTAACCGGGAAAACGGTATCCGTGTACATACAGAAGCCGGACAATACCATGATCTATAATTCCTGCGATGTGGAAGGAAACCAAGCAACCGTAACCCTCACCCTTCAAATGATGGCGGTATCCGGCCTTACCAAGCTGTGCGAGCTTCAAATCATTGACACAGACAACCATACCTTAAAGGTAACCCTTCCCCCTCTGCGCATTATCAAGAGCAATTATGACGGCGCGATCGAGAGCACAGACGAATTTTCCAGGCTGGCGGAAGCTCTCAACGAAGCGAACAACGCCACAGGGATCGCCAATGAAGCCGCGGATAAGGCCAATGAGGCAGCTCAGTCAGCGAACACGGCGGCTCAGGCGGCAAATACTGCGGCACAGTCTGCTAATACCGCAGCCGACGCCGCAGCTTCAGCAGCGGAATCCGCAAATTCACAGGCACAGGCGGCCCAGACGCAGGCGGCCTATGCGAAAACTCAAGGCGACTACGCTAAAACCCAGGGGGAAAACGCGGAAGAAATCTATAACCAGTTAAAGGACATCGACGTGGCTTCTCTCCAAGCCGATCTGGACGCGTTGGAAGCAAGCAAAGGGCAGCCTAACGGCCTTGCAACCCTAAACAGCTCCGGCAAACTGGCTCAAATGCCGTCTGCCTCTGATGTGGGAGCCTTACCAATTACCGGCGGAGAAATGCAGGGAGCATTAAAGCTGAAGGCCAATCAGTACGGCGGCAGCGGACCAGCGGACGAAAAATACGCATTAGACTGCCAAAATTCTAATATCGTTAATGTAAATCGTATCTTGACTGCCGACCCAGCGGGAAGCGCAAGCGAGGGGTGGGGCTTTCAAAGAGAAGATGATCCAGATGCCTATGATGTTATTTGGGCTTCAAACGGTACCCTGTATTTTACCCCGGGTTTTAAATATAACACGCCTCCTTATCCAGCCAATCAAAGGGTTTTAGCCACAACAGATAATATCGCTTTAACGAATTATCTGCGGCAGGAAATTCCGTTGATCAGCGAAACTCCCGCTTTAAACGACATAGACAACGGCTTTGGTTTCGCTTATGAAGCCGCGACTAATGGCTCTGGCCTGAATGGAATCTATCTTTCAGCCGCCGGGAAAACCAGCAATAATTATGTTTTACAGTTTTTAGGCCAATATAATGGAAGCAGCTGGCTGGCCTATCGAACCAGGAACGGCGATGAGCAGAGCTGGAATCCCTGGCACAAGGTTTTGACCGACAACATCAACGCAGCAATCAGCGCCAGACATCAATATACCTCCTCAAGTTATCCTCAAATTTACGGAAACGGAATTTTACAGTTGGGCGGTGATTCCAAAAATGAATATGGCGTTGTTTTGCGAAGCAACGGCACAGACGAAGCAAATGCTTTTCGGCCTTCTGTTAACGCCGGCACAACAGGCCATTTGTATTTAGGGGTTGCCAACCAGAAATGGCGCGCTGTTTTCGCCCAGAACGGCACTATTCAAACCTCCGATCGAAACGCTAAGCACGATATCACAGATCTTGACCCAGAAAAAATAACGGCGTTTATTATGGGGCTGAAGCCAAGCTCCTATGTGTTTAACGACGCTGACAGCGGCAGAACCCACTGGGGCCTGATCTCGCAGGATATTGAGGAGCTGTTCCCTCAGCTTGGAATGACAAGCATGGATTTCGCCGGATTCATCAAATCCCCAAAAACGGAGGATTATTACGAAGATGTTCCCGAGACTGTCACAGATGAGGAAACCGGAGAGGAAAAAACTGTAACACGGAAAGAATTAAAAACCCGGACCGTCGAAGGAGAATATATCTACTCCCTTCGCTATGATGAATTTATTGCCCCTTTGATCTGCATGGTACAGAAGCAGCAAAAGCAAATTGAGAATTTAGAGCGGCGTTTATCCGCTTTAGAAAACAAGGAGGAAGCAAAATGAAAATCATTCAAAATTTAGTAGACCCTTCCCGTTACTCCGTTAAATGCCCTTATGCCATGACTCCTACCAGGGTAGTGGTCCACAACACCGCCAACGACGCACCGGCGGCGAATGAAATCGCCTATATGATCCGTAACGACAATGAGGTTTCTTTTCATTACGCCGTGGACGATCAGGAGGTAGTTCAGGGTGTGCCGGAAAACCGGAACACCTGGAACGCCGGAGACGGAAACGGCAAAGGCAACCGGGAGGGGATCGCCATGGAGATCTGCTATTCCCTGTCAGGCGGTGAGAAGTTCACCAAAGCGGAGCAAAACGCCGCTGAGTTTATCGCTTCTATCTTAAAACGCTATGGCTGGGGAATGGACAGGGTAACCAAGCACCAGGATTACAATGGAAAATACTGTCCCCACAGAACCCTTGACCTGGGCTGGGACAGGTTTCTGAAGATGGTGGAGGCTCATTTAAACGAGGACAAGCCCGCGCCCTCCCCTGCTCCAGCTCCCGCGCCCGAGCCAGCGAAAACGGTAGATGTATATTACCGGGTAAGAACCAATGCGGACGGCTGGCTTCCCGAGGTGAAAAACCTTGAGGATTACGCAGGATTTACCGGAGCTGTCACTGATGTCGCCGTTCGTGTTTCCGCTGGTTCCGTAAAGTACCGGGTACATATTAAGGGCGGCAATTGGCTTCCCTATGTGACCGGCTGCAACATCAACGACGCTGTAAACGGCTACGCGGGAAACGGTTTGGAGATTGACGCTGTTGAAGTGTATTATTACACCCCGGACAGCATCAGGCCGTATAAGAAAGCCAAATACCGGGTCGCTCCTGTGGGCGGAAGCTATTATCCCTGGCAGTATGACAATGAAACCGGAAACGGCCAGGACGGCTACGCGGGCGCTTTCGGAAACGCCATCGGAAAGCTTCAGATTGTAATCGAGTAAGGAGGGATTATCATGGCGCCGGAAAAGTGCGTTGCGGATCCCTCCCGGGACTGCCTAGGGCTGGCAAAAGCGGAGATGCTGGAAAAGCAGATCGCGGAATACCGCCAGCAATCCAGAGAAACCCACTCGGAGCTTTACACCAGGATCACAGCTCTGGAAAAATCAGACGCGAAACGGGACGAGCAGTACGGCAAGATCCTGGACAAGCTCAACGACATGCAGGCGGATATTAACAAGGCTCTTTTATCCATCGCGGAGTTTAAGGAGAAATCCGGAAAACGCTGGGACAAGATTGTGGATAAGATTCTCCTTTTGGTTATTACGGCCTGCGTCGGATATATCTTAATCAAATTCGGACTGCCCGTATAATAAGGAGGATTTTTTATGAAAGCAATGCTGTCACAGCCTATGGCTGGTAAAACCGATGAAGAAATTATTGCAACAAGAGAAAAAGCTATCAAAGATCTCGAAGCAAAGGGATATGAGATTGTAAACACTCTTTTTACAGACGTGTGGTACAGCAATGAATCCATGAAAGCAAGAGGTGTTGTTCAGATTCCACTTTGTTTCCTTGCCAAATCTCTTGAAAATATGTCTTTATGCCATGCTGCATATTTTTGTAAAGGCTGGAAAAAAGCCCGCGGCTGCAAGATTGAACATGACGCAGCTATTGCTTATGGCCTTGATATCATTTATGAGGATTAATCGGAGGAGGAACTGAAATGAAAATCAACTGGAAGGTACGGTTTAAAAACCCGGTGTTCTGGTTCAATCTGGCAGCGTCCATTTTTCTGCCCATGCTGGCTTGTCTGGGCTTCAACTGGGAAGACATGACTAGCTGGCAGGCTGTAGGAAACGTGCTCTTACAGGCTGTCCAGAGCCCTGTAATCGTGGTGTCGGTTCTGGTATCTGTATGGAACCTGTTAAATGACCCCACTACAAGCGGCCTAAGCGATTCCAGCCAGGCGCTTTCTTATACCGAACCTAAGAAAAGCGAATAATAGAAAGACAGCCCCCGGGAATTTTCCTGGGGGCTTATATTATTAATTATGGTCTCTTTTGCGGTATTAAACGCTTATATCCATTAGAAGACCTCAAAAACAGCCTTTTTTGTGCGGTTAATTTCTGCTGCGGGGATTCAAGTCGCGTAAAACGCTACACGATCAATCACATGATGAACCTTCTCCCGCTTAATGCCGGCGGAATATAAAAGCGCGTTTTGCTTACAACCGCCGCTTGCCTGGCGCGGGGTATAAATCCAGGCTTGAACATATTGTCCGTTTGATGTATAATAATATCAGTAATTGGGGTGTGTGTTTTCGGATGCACACTTGAGAGAGTCGGAGTAATCTGGCTCTCTTTTTCATTATATAACTCCGCCCTCCTTACCGTTTTCGGTGGGGGAGGGATTTTTACTATTGATTCTTTTTTAACAAAATGGTATACTCTAATAAATAGATTTTTGTGTATAATATTTAGTGTGCAAACTAAAAGTTATTACAATATATAGTATCCCTTTATGACAAACAAACATGTTTAAAAAGGTATGCAATAAAACTCTCATGAACCGAAAGTCTCTTTTTATCACTTAGTGTCCTCTTGCCTGAGTACAAAGGTACGTGCCAATAGTAAGGTATTGATGAAAGGAGACAAAGTTATGAAAACAAAGAGATCTTTAATGTACTTAGAGTGTATCAATGAAAACCTTAACACCCTGATTCTTAACCAGGAAATGACCTATTTTATCATGCGGGAAATCCTCAAAAAGATGGATAGATCTTTGAACAAGCGGCATGTTAAAGTTAGGCGCAAAAAAATATAAATTTTCCCTCCCTACCAGAAAAGTAGGGAGGGATTTTTAGTTTTGACTTGCATTTTGACTTGCATAATTTAAAATAAACCCGAAAAAAAGCGGTTAAATTCTCAATTCTAAAAAACAAAAAAGCCACACAAAACAGCCAACGAGCGGCAGTCTCATGCGGTTTTTTCTTGGTCGAGGTGATGTGATTCGAACACACGGCCTCTACGTCCCGAAGAAATATTCAAACACTCTATTTTACTAGGCGCAGACTAGTTTTTTCTGAATCTTTGACTTGCATATGACTTGCACTATTTAAGTAGTTGTCCAATTTATTCATGCTACGACGTTTGAATTTTTGATCTAAGTGTGTATATATCTCTAGAGTAGTTTTTATATCGCTGTGCCCTAGTTGTTCTTTTGCGGTTAACACATCAACTCCCGACATATATAACAATGTAGCGAAAGTATGCCTTAACCAATGTGCAGTAATTTTTGGAATAACAAAAGGTATCTCATGTGGATCGTGAACACTTTTAGGCCATTTGTTTTTAGTAACCTTACAATAATTAGTAAAATCTCCATATTTAATATTTAAGAGTGCTAAATAACTTTCCCATAGCCGCCGCCATGCGGATACGCTCAACATCGTTCCATGCGACGACGGACACACTAATTCTGTTTTAGCTCTTTCTTTGGGCTGAAGATATTCCACTAATCTTTTTGGAATATCAATCACCCGAACGCTATATTCTGTCTTTCCTCCAGACTTTTGACGAGATTGCCCATTTACCATTTCTACAGACTTTGTAACACTAATTGTTTTATTCTTTAAGTCTATATCTCCCCAAGTAAGTGGAATTAACTCTCCCCGTCTTAATCCTGCATACATCATAATCATGGCGCCTATCTGTGCCCTGTGTGGGGTTTCTTCTATCCATTTTTGCTCTTCGTCAGTTAAGGCGCGTCGTTTTATCTGTGTTTTTCCCTCTGGCAAGTCTACACATTTCGCCGGATTAAATTCAAGTACACGGTTTCGTATAGCTAAATCAAAGACCTGCGAAGCTGCGCTCTTTACGTCCATTAAAGTTTTCTTCGCTGTTGGTTTTCCGGTATAAGGATTGAATTTTGCTAGATCATCTATTACCTCTTGAATATCTATAGGCATAATTTTAGATATTTGAAGTTTAGATATAGGTTCCAACTTTTCGAACGCATATACATAAATCTGGTATCGACCATTTGAAATGCTTCCTTTTTTCATCTTTAAAAATCTTTGTGACCACACTTCGAAAGTATCTCTTTCGGCAGATATATTTAATCCTTTTTTTAGAGCGGCTCGCACATCATCTGCTTTATTTTGTACTTCTTTCGGACTTGCACCATAAACAGTTTTATAGTGCCTCTTTCCCTCTTTTAAGCCTAAATATATCTGCATAGCATATCTGCCGTCCGGCCTCTTTTTCACTCTGCTTTTTGCCATAATAAAAACCACCTCCAAAGTAAGACTTGCCAAGCCTACCCAGAAAGTGGTATAATTTCATTGTTTGGACGCATTATCCACTTTGGGTAAGCTGTTCTATTTCGATCCCCTGCCGGTTGCAGCCGGTGGGGGATTTTTTATTTTTGAACTTGTAAAAAAAACTTACAAGTTTATACCATTTTGTTAACGCCAACAAAATGGTTTCTTCGTATCGAACTCTTCTAAAAATTCGAACAGTTCAAAGCTTACTGGACAAATAAAAAGCCAGATGTTATAATTCACAGCGTAAGGTGTTATCGCAACGGTAGGCGGTTAGTCCCTTTCTCTTTAGGAGGGACGTTATACTTTCTTTTTCCCCTCCTGGAAAGGAGGGTGGTGCTTATGGTTACATATGCGGAACTGTTTCAGTATTCGCTTGTGCTAATCGGCATTATAAGCCTTGTTTTGGCAATAAAAAAGAAGTAACCGCCCAGCGTCCAAACTAGCGGTTACTTCGACCGAATAGAGGGGCTAACCGTCTCAACGGTAGCACCTTACGCTTTTATTGTAACCGCTTCTTTTCTATTTGTCAATAAGCTTGACCTCTCCAATTTCGTCAAAGTATCCAATAATTACCGTTGCGAGTTCGGGAATAAATTTTATAAACCCCCTTGATTTTATTTTCTTGTGTGCTATAATATAGGCACATAAAAGAACAAACGTTTTACAAGGAGAGGGGCAGAAAATATTGAAACAGAATACTAAAACGAATACGACAGATCTCAAAAGCGAATCGAGTGTGGTCTTTGACCCCTCTGATGAGGAAGAAAAAATTGAACTATCGTTAATAGATAAAATCAATTCATTGACAGAACAAGAGTTTAGTCTTTTCCTTTCTCGCGCATTGCTAGAATTGAATCTACAATTTTATTGACCGCCTCTGTTTGAGATTCATCAAGTGTCTTTATTTTTTCAATTACAATTTGCTTGTTTTTAGAAAGCTCATCGCTATTTGTGATGGGCTTTTCTTCTATCAAATCTGATTTTTTTACTCCAAAATAATCCGCTAAAGCTTGAACTTTATCCATTCGAGGCATATTCTTTCCTACACACCAGCTTGAAAACGTTGCGGGTATAACCCCTATTGCATTTGCAACTTCTATTTGTGGGGTATCACCTAAATATTTATTTAAATTCTTTGCAAATATCTTTTTTAGTTTTTCGGCTTCTGTAATATCTTCTGGCGATCTAATCATTTTCATCACCTTTCTTAACTATATATAGTGCTACTTCTATATAATAAATCAAAAATTGATATTTTGCAATGTTTTTTTAAAAAAATCAATTTAAACTGTTGACAATCAATTTTAAATTGATTATAATAATTAATGCAAGGAGGTGATAACAATGCCGATATCCTTAAAAGCGGCTCGTGTAAATGCAAAATACAAACAAAAAGAAGTGGCAAAACTAATAAATATTAATCCTTCTACCCTTTCAAGTTGGGAAAACGATCACGGTGTACCAGATGCAATCCAATTAAGAAAATTGTGTGAATTATATAACGTTACAATGGACGATATTTTTTTAACCAAAAAATCAATTTTAAATTGATATCTTATTCGCAAGACACAACACACAAAATCACTAAGAAAGGAAGCGGGATAAGGTGGTGAAGAAATGGGCTCAGCAAAAATTATATATCCAAATCTCAGGGCAGAAATGGCAAGACAAAATATTTTAATACAAGATATATCCAAAGCGATTAAAACGGGTCGAGATACAGCCAGCGCAAAACTTTCGGGAAAACGACCTCTCTATTATGACGAAGCAATTACAATTACCGACACATTTTTCCCGAACGAAGATGTGCGACATCTATTTGAAAAAGATGAAAAAACAGTACATAAAAAAGAGGTGGTGAAATAGGTGGAATTACAAAAAGAAATAGAAGCGCTTAATTATAGTCAAGAAGAGTTAAAGAACAGGCTGGACAAAGATACGCAGAAAAAAATAGGGGCCATACTCGACATTCTGGAAATCGGAAAGCCAAGCATAGCCCATTCAAAGTTAGTTTTACATATCTGCGAAGATTTGTTAGAAAAGTGTTCATTGACCTTTGGCACTAAAACGGACGTTTGAACACTTCGACAGTAGCCTGGTTGCATTCGGGAGTTAACGATTCTAATGCCGCTTGATAGTATTCAGAATACTTATCAAGTATTTCTTCGTTAGAACCGGTTATTCCGCACATTTTAGCTAATGCAATAATTTTAGCTTGTTCCTGTAAGTTCAATTAGATCACCTCCCTCCTTTTGCATTCTACTATATTTACGAGGAAGGTGCAAATCAGAACTACACCTGACATTTTATTCGGGTTCTCAACCGACGATGAACGAGAGGGGTGATTCAAATGACACCAAAATATCTACAAAACGAACTGTTAAACGAGTTGTACATAAACACTATGAAATTAATCGAAAACAGTAATTTGTCTGTAGAGACAAAGCAGGAACATTTAATACAGGCATGCAACGTTTTTGCTTTTTCGTTGGAGAAAGGCGGCAACGAATAAGTCACCGCCTCCCGCATTACACCTTATACCAATAGGTATGGCCGCAGTGCGGACACTCTGGCAAGCGTTCGCACATTTCAGGAACTATAACCGTTTGGGGATTATCTGCACACTGCATACAGACATAAGTTCCCTCCGGCGGCTTATCGCCCGTTTGGTATTGGTATTGATTACTCAGCAAATCACCCCCTTTCTTGTTGTAATAATACCACATAGAAATTCGGGGAACAATTACACAAAATTTGAGCGCAGTGCCGCTAACACCACGCTCAGCTGGTAGTTATTTACTTTTTGGTTTTTGCTTGGAAAAGTGTATTTCGACTGGACACGGTTCTATGAGAACGAAAAGGAATCCGGGTAAAAGGGGAACGAATTTATTGAAAGAGAGAAAGAAAAGAATCGATAAGACCTACCCAATGTTCAATCAGTACGCCGATGATAAAAGTTATAAGAGGTATAAGCACAGACAGTACAGAAATCTTATTATCAAATCTTTGCTGGCGCTCGTTCTTGGCCTGTTGTTCGAGTATTTGTTCTTGTGAATGCAGATACGCCTTTCCTGCTTCGCTGGTATATATGACGGTCTGATTCAGTGCAACAGGCTTTTCGCAGATACCTTGCGAAATCAGAAAGCGGACGATTGCCTTTTCTTCCTGGTTGCACAAAAGCAAATCTACGCCACTTAACGAACGTTTCAACATTTCTATTTGTTCCTGTGTCATATTTACCTCCATCTATCAAGTTGATAAGTACAAGCAAAGAATACTACGCCTATTCCCCATTAGTCAAGGAACTGGGCGAAGCAGAACGAAAAGAAAGCGGGGGTGATAACAACGGACAAAATGGACATTGCCTTAATCTTAGGAATACTTACCATCATATCCAATCTGATTTTTCTCATCAAGAATGCATTGGATAGAAACGGCTAAGTGATCACACTTAAAAGTTTTTCGATTAGTAATTATCTTTACTCCTTTAATGTTGACATTATTAGGTAATACGACTTGAAATGGAGAATGCTCGGCTTGCAGAGGCCCGAGATTTAATGGAAAAGAAGTAGTTTCATAAATACGCTCATAAACCTTATCTGTATCAATCATTTCTCTAAATCTGTGAAACGCAAATTCGGGCGCTAAAGCTACTCGATATTCTGTACCATTTGAACCAATTAATAAAATTTGTGTTATAGAAATTGCAGTAGATGATCGGTTGATATAAAAACATGGAAGGACTAAAGCTATTCCCGTTGTATCGCCATCTAAAGTTTTGTTAATAAAGGATACATCACTAATTGAAAAGCCAAGTCCATTTTCATCAGCAATTATTTCAAGATGAACACGGCGGTTCCACAAGTTAAAAATCCAAGTTGCAAGTGACATTATAAATCCAGCAACTGCGATAACAAATGTTATATTGTCACGATTTTGAAACCATTCAATCATTTTAACCACCTCAAGCACATTATAGCAAAAACTTGCTGAACAGGCCACTACAAACGAAAAGGAAATGGGGTGAGGAAATGTTAGACTGCAATTATCAATTAAAGAACACTGTTTTGGAAAAAGAAAAAGGGAACTCCATAATTTCTAAAATCATGGAATCCCTTAAAGGGCTGAATGTTACAACTGCGGAGTTTCTATTAGAAGAGTGCAAAAAGGAAATTTACCAAACAGCAAAGATTTAAAATGTACGTTCAACAATTTCTTGAATGCTGTTAGAAATATCCCCCAATCAAGTGACGGGCACCGCTCCCCTTGTTCATACTTTTGATAGGTATTAAGCGCAATATTCAACATATCAGCAAATCTCTGTTGTGTAAGTTTACGTAGCATACGCATTTCCCGGAGCCTTAAATAAAAACAGCCGCACTCAGGCGGCGGAAAGGAGAAACTCATGAACCGTTATCGACAATTTACTTCATGGGACGAAGTCCCCGTTATTATGCCTCTGAATATTGCCGCAATCGCCCTCGATTGTAGCGTAGAGACATTAAAAACCAAATCACGCAATGGCGTATTTCCTGCATTTAAAGACGGTATGGTCTGGAAGGTCAGTAAAAATGATTTGATGGCTTATATTGAAAATAACAAGGCAAGGAGGACAAGCACATGAGCACAGAAATGACAGTGGCGTTTATCGTTCTGGCGGTATGGAGCGCCGTATTCACAGCGGCATATATTGGCGAACGGTACCGGAACCGGAAGCTGAGGAACGCTTTAAAGAAGAAAAGGAGCCAGTATGCAGCAGGTCATTATCAGCAAATTCACTGAAACCTCTCCGTGCTTTGGTTGTACGAAACGAACGCCGTTTTGCCACAGAATAGGCCAATGCGAACTTTTCACCGCTTGGAGAGCCAGGAAAGAAGCTTTTACCCAAACAGAACAAGTAAAACGCAGAGGCTACCAAACAGCCAGGGATCAGCGCTCAGAACAGGTCTACAAGCAGTTTAAAAAAGATCATCTACCAGGGAGGTCAAAAGGTTGGAGATAGTCAAAAGGCAGAGAGGCCGGAAGATTCCATTTTACTTCACGATCACGCCAAAGGAATACATAGAAATGAAAAAGGCCGATTGTGAAATAGACGGCAAGGAAAGCGCCGACAGGCGCGCGGCCTGGCACAGACAAAAGAAAAGCCGCTCTCGCGACTGGCATCACGAAGAGCGGCAACGAAAAACAACTGAGTATATTTTAAACCAAAACAGGAGGTTTGTCAAATGGACGATAAAGAGTTAATGATCTGTCTAATGAAAAGATGTTTAGAGCTGGAGAAAGAAATCGAAAAGCAAAAGTTATCCGGAGACTATTGGTTCCGGGAATGTGAGAGGCTGAAAAATGAACAGAAGCAATGATAACGGCCTCTCCCGTGCGGAATTTGAGTACCTGTACGATACCGATAACGAGGAACCGGAAACGGATAAAAGCCCGGAATACGAGGCCCTGGAGTGGCTGAAGGAGGTATATTATGCCTACCAAGAACGGCGTTGAATTTTACGCGAAAGGCAATTTAACAGAGCCGGTATTTTTCCCCAACGGCGTATTGTGCTGCAACTCCTGCTGGCTCAAAAAAAGCAAAACCACAAATAAACACCTGCGGATCATCTGCGTTCATACCTACGAATCCTTAAACGATATTGATATTTACACGCAGAGGGGAGCCGACTGTCCTCTGGAAATCGAAAAGGAATTGATCAACGGAATTGAAAAATAAAAGGAGCTGTTAAACTATGGCAATTATCGCAAGAGAAAAAGGAACCGCTATTGAACCAATTACCGAGGGCGTACATACTGCTGTCTGCATCATGGTAATTGATCTCGGAGAACAGTGGAGCGAGGCTTTCCAAAAAACAAATCACAAGGTCATGATCACCTGGGAGGTTACTGACGAATCAACCACGATAGACGGCGAGGAAAAGCCGAGAGTGATCAGCAAGGAATATACTCTTTCCCTTTCCCAGAAAGCAACCTTAAGGAGCCACCTGGAGGCCTGGAGAGGAAAGAAGTTTACCGATCAGGAATTGGACTGCTTTGATATGGTGAATATCCTCGGCACCAGCTGCCAGCTTCAAATTCTGCATAACGATAAGGGATACGCTAATGTTGCGGCAATCATGGCCATGCCTAAAAACATGCCGAAAGTGAAACCGAAATCTGAAACAGTGTACTTTGATCTGTCTGCACCGGAATGTCTGGCTTTCATGGACAAGCTTCCGGAATGGGTACAGGATAAGATCAAAAAATCAGAGGATTACAAAGCTCTGATCAAAAACAATCCACAAGCCGAGGAAGAGTTTGAAGACGAAAGCTTGCCTTTTTGAGGTGCGCTATGAACATTTTAGAATATATCCCGTTTCGGGGTGATCCGCATGGACAGGCGGTGAATTTATGTCAAAAAAATATTTTTGCGCTTATTACAGCTACTTGGATTCAATGGAAACCTTGACAGACGAGGAACGCGGCAGGCTTTTCACCGCATGCCTAATATACGGTAAAACCGGACAGGTGCCAGATCTTCCGGGCCACGAAAAACATGTATTTCCATCGTTTAAGTCCCAGATAGACAGGGACAACAAAGAATATGATTCATATTGCGAATCACAAAAAGAAAGAGCAAAAAAAAGATGGAATGCCAGTGCATGCCAAGGCATGCAAACGGATGCTAATGAGAAGGAAAAGGAGAAGGAGAAGGAAAATATTACATCCCCCCTCACCCCCCAAGGGGAAGCGGAACAGAGCGAGAGCCTAAAGGTTGAAAAGGCCAAAGGGACAGCAAAGGCTGTGAACCACTCCAAGACCTCTATGCAGATCCGCTTTCAAAGCTTTTGGGAAGCCTATCCGAAAAAGAAGGCCAAGGGCGACGCTTTAAAAGCCTTTAACAAACTGAACCCAGACGACGGCTTAATGGAGAAAATGCTGTCCGCACTGGAACGGCAGAAAAAAAGCTTTGACTGGACCAAGGACGGAGGGCAGTATATCCCTCTCCCCGCTTCCTGGATACGGGGTATGCGCTGGGAAGACGAACCGGAAGCCGCCGTAAAAAAGGAGGGACGCAAATGGAAGATTTTAGACTGATCTATGATTTTCAGGCGGAGCGCTCCCTGATCGGCGCAATGCTGATCGCTCCCGAAAAGGTGATTCCGGAAGCTGCTTTGTCCTTATCCCCTAACTGCTTTTACCACGGCTTATGCCGTCAGGTGTATTCCACCTGTGTAGAATATTTCAAGCTGGGAAAGTCCATTGACCCCATCACCGTATCAGCGGAAAGCGGAGGCTTCGACCGGCAGGAGTGCCGGGATTTCTGTCTTGCCTGTGCTTGTGATACTCCGGCAGTTTCCCATTACCTGGAATATATCAGGATCTTAAAAGAAGTCCGCATGAAAAATGAAGCGCTGGCGGCCGCTGAATCCCTAATCGATGAAATCCAAAAGGGAGAAGATATTGAACGCTGCCAGTCTATGGCTTCCAGCCTGTTAAAATGCTTTGACCACAGCGTTAAGGCTGAAGGGTTGACCGCGAAAGAGGGCTATTTGAACTTTTCGACAGACCTTGAGGAGCATAAGGAGTACATACAAACCGGTATTCCCTGGATCGACCGAAATATCTTTATCAGCCCAGGGGATTACATCGTAATCGGCGGGGGTCCGTCCTCCGGCAAAACAGCGCTGACACTTCAAATGATGCTGAATATGGCGAAAAAATACCAATGCGTATATTTTTCTCTGGAAACCTCTCCGGCAAAAATTTTCGAGCGGCTGGCTACATGCTACGCCAGGCTTGATTTTTCAAAGGTAAAACGCCGGGAGGTTGACGACGCTGACGCCGCTAAAATCACGGAAAAATACGAGAGCTTCCAGGCTTTAAAGCTGGAGGTTGTTTCGGCTGCGGGCTGGACAGCGGAGCAGATCAAGTCAAAGGCGGTACAGGCCAGGGCAGATGTGATTTTTGTGGATTATCTGACTTTAATGAAAGCCTCCGGGAAAACGCCTTACGAACGGGCAACGCAGATTTCAATGGACCTGCATACCCTGGCGCAGCAGATGGAAATCGCGGTCATTGCCCTAGCACAGCTTAACCGTGCTGGGAAAGGAGACCCGGATATGACCAGCCTGAGAGAATCCGGGCAGATTGAGCAGGACGCGGACGCGATTCTTTTGATTCACTGGCCCGATCAGGAGGACAGCACCAGGGAACTGATTATCGCGAAAAACAAGGAAGGCGAAACGGGGAAAAATTTTCTCAGATTTGACGGGAAGCATCAGACCTTTTCTGAGTTTAATTTACGCCAGCCGGAATTTTAGGAGGAACAATGAAGCTGTTTATCGTTATTCCTGGCAAGCCGCAGGGAAAAGCCAGGGCCAGGACATGTAAAACCGGGCACAGCTACACGCCGGAAAATACAGTGCTGTACGAAAATCTGATTAAAACTTCATTTCTGGAACGGTATGGGGCCCGGGGTAAAATCAGGACTCAGGGAAAACAAAAGCCAGCGTTGAAGATGGAGATTTACGCGGGATTTCAGGTTCCCAAATCATTTTCCAACAAAGACAGGATCGCGGCGTTAAGCGGAGACCTTCTCCCCACAAAAAAACCTGATTCCGATAATATCGCGAAAGTGGTTGCGGACGCTTTAAACGGGATCGCTTATGACGACGACGCGCAGATCGCCGATTTAACGGTTATCAAGCGGTACACGGAGGATCCCTGCGTAAAGGTAACCATCGAGGAGATCAGCCATGACCTTTGATGAGCTTTGCGCCTTCGCCGGAAACGGGAAGCCTCTTCCCCGTTCCGCGCTTCCTTTAGAGCGAGTTGCATACCGTGGGCTTGCTTGGCTGTATCATGCTTACCGGCGCGGTGCTTTTTCCAAGGACGAAGCCGCTGAGGAAAAAGAAGCCCTCAGGAGAGAGTACGAGGACGCGCGGAAAAAAGAGAAGGACGACCTGAAGCTTCACCAATACGTCGACCAAATCCGTACAGCGCTGGCAGGCTGGTTTAAGAAGGTGGAGCAGAGCGGCTGCCCTGTATGCAGGAGGCTTATTGAGATTTTGGACGGGAGGAATTTAAGTGAAGGCCAGGATTCCTAATTCAGCCAAGCTTACAAAAAAACAATTACAAGCCGCTGAAAGTTATTCCCGTCAGGTAGTAAAAGCGGATCAGGAAAGGCTTCTGCGCCAGTACTTTAAATTGATGTGCTATGTGCTGAACCGTAACTTCGGCTTTGGTTCGAAGAGATGCCTAGCGGTAATCAATGGAATCAGCAGGCTTTCCGCCGAACACGATCAAGACGAAATCTTTTGGGAACATTTAGACCGGGTGGTCGTCGATGAAATGAAGCTCGATTTTGAAAGAGATTAACCCCGCCGCAAACAGGCGGGAAATAAGGAGTGATTTAGTTGCTTGAGATATGTCCGATAAGCTTAAAGGAGGCCAATGCTTTTGTAGAGCAGCATCACCGACACCATAAGCCTGTCACAGGGCACAAATTTTCTATTGGCTGCACCGACGGAGAAAAAATTGTGGGCGTTGCCATTGTAGGAAGGCCCGTCAGCCGTTATCTTGACGACAGCTGGACCTTGGAGGTTAACCGGCTTTGCACAGACGGCACACGCAACGCTTGCAGCATGCTTTATGCGGCGGCCTGGAGAGCGGCCAGGGCTATGGGCTATCATAAGCTTGTCACTTACATATTAGAAAGTGAGAACGGGGCTAGCCTGAGGGCTGCCGGCTGGAAATGTGTAGGCAGGGCTGGAGGGCTTCGATGGACCGGAAAGCGCCGTCCAAGCGTGGACTTATGTCCCGCACAGATGAAGCTTAGATTTGAAGTCACAGACAGGAATGGAGGGCAAAAGCAATGATTAACCTAACCTTGGGAGATTACCGGATCTGCACCTTGAAAAATGGTACTGTCGCCCTATATGAGCGCCATATTATTTCAAAGCGTTCAAGTCCGAATTTAGGCAATACGGTTGAAAGAATAACAGGATACTACTCTTCCCTAAAAGCCGCTCTATCGGCCTACACGGCAAGGGAAATGGCGTCTGATGATTACTGCGCAGAAACTGCTGAGCAGTTGGAGGCTGTATTGGACAATCTCGCTTCCAGAATTGAGAAAGCGTTGGAGGGAATAAACCATGACTGAATTAAAGCCACACAAAATATATTGCGAAGCTCTGAATAAATGGGGTGCTGAAGCTCAAACACTTATGGTTTTTGAGGAAATGTCAGAACTGCAAAAGGAGCTTTGTAAGCGCGCCAGGGGCAAAGATAACCGTGAAGCTATTGCCGAAGAGATCGCAGACGTTCAAATCATGTTGGAACAAATGATGATTCTTCACGATTGTGAGGACTTGGTGGAAGTTCAAAAATTCAAGAAAACACACAGATTAAATGTTCGCTTGGAACAGGAGGGTTTATAATGTTTGAAAATATTGATTTTAACGCACTAATTGAAAAAGCGACCAAAGAAAAATGCGAAATAACCATATCATATGAGCCTAACAGGACAGAAATAACCATACAACCGTGGAAACCATTTTCTTATGCTTGCCCTTATAAAGCTAAACAGGAGGATTGACAATGGACTGGATAAATGTTAACAGAATAACCCCTAAACCGTTTGTCAGCGTACTGTGCAGAATGCCAGGAGAAAAACCTTTCCCTACTGTACATGAAGGATATATTTCTGATGATGGGATATGGGTAGTTTATGGATTCAAAAGAGAACCGGGAGAAGTGACCCATTGGACGGCTATGCCGGAATACCCAGATGACGAGGAGGATTGACAATGACTGAGTACCTAGAAAAAGCGGCACTGGTTAGAATTTTGAGAGCAAAAGCAGAAATGGGCAGATTAAGTGAATACAGCGTGTGTTTTGATAATGTGGCAAAAATGATTGAACTGCTACCCGCCGCCGACGTGGCAGAGGTGAAGCATGGGAAGTGGATAGAAGTACAGAAAGAAAATATATGGAATGATATTGTCCCGGTGCTTGAGTGTTCTGCTTGCGGAAAGTATACAGTAGGCACAAGAGGAATTATGACAAAATCCAACTACTGCCCCAACTGCGGCGCTAAGATGGATTTGGAGGACTAAGCAATGACAAAGGAAAAAGCGATTGAAGTTCTTGAAAATGGTGCATGGTGGGATTTGCTTATCCCTATAACAACCATTGAAGGCAGGAAGTCAGATATCGAATTGCATGAAGCTCTTGATATTGCTATTGCCGCTCTATACCCCGTCAGTCGGGAACAGGTTGAGAAAGTGTGGAAAGGCTGTTCTTGGTGCAACAACGAAGGAAAAAAGCCAGAAAATTGGGAGTGCTCTCTTTTAGACGACCGTGGTTTTTCGGTTGTTGTTGGAGACGAAGTAGTTTGGACAAATGCTGAGTTTTGCCCAGTGTGCGGAAAACCGTTAACGGATAATGTTGCGGATACACTTATAAAGAGATTGGAGGCGCTGAAAGATGAAGAGACTGATTGATTTAGATGAACTCTTGCAATATCCACTCAGACGCGGGAGCGAACATTACGATGAGAAAAATGCTGACCCTCATTTCCTATTCGGTGTGGAATCTGTTCTGGAGTATGCACAGACATTGCCCACCCTAACCCAGCCGAACAACTGGATCAGTGTTGAGGACAGGTTGCCGGAAGATGGTAAATATTTGTGCTGTTTTTCATCTTTAGGGCTTGGCTGGTGTATAGATGTGTTATCTTATGCCTCTGATTTAAATTCAGTTGATGATTGGGATTTTTACAATGAGCATCGCGGTGGTTTTTATGATCTTGATTCAGAATGTGGATACTACGAAATCAGTGGAGTTGCCTACTGGCGCCCGCTTCCAGAACCGCCTGAGGAGGATCAGTTATGACAAATTTTGAAAAGCTCAAAAATATGACCCCGGAACAAATTGCGGCAGAATTTATGATTTTTAGGCCGTCTGACGCCTGCTTCGATGACGAAAATAGGAATTATTACGCATTAGACGGAAGTTGGCACCAATATTCGCAGGATTGCTTTCAGGCAAATGTAAAGTGGCTTAACGAGGAAATTCCATATATTAAAGAACTGGAAGCCGAACTCTACCACCTAAGACATGAAAGAGATCAAGTGGTAAAGGATTTGTTGGATTACGAGGCCATTGGCCTTAAGCCGGAAGAAATAAAGGAAATTCTAAATGCGGTTAACGGAGGATTAGCCGCTAAAAATGGAATTTGGTGTCCTAAGTGTGGTGATGCTCTTGATATTGATATCGTTAATGGAGTTCTTGCTATTGGCTGTTTTGGCTGCGGAGAGTATACACCAGTATCGGAATTAATGAAGCTGCATTTAAACGACGCTGCCCCCGTAGTTAGGTGTAAGGATTGTATAAAATGGGAAGCAGATGAAAGTTACGAATTTGATGATGACGGAACAAAAAAGCTATGGGTTGATTGTTCAAATTCTTTGCATCATTGTAAAGATAACCATCATTGCAGCTACGGTGAGAGGAAGGAGAATTGATATGGCAGGCTGGCAATTATTACTTTTAGGGTACTTTTTAGGCGCACCGTTAGGCTTCTTGCTTTGTTCCGTTCTGGTGGCAAGCAAAGACCCGCCCAAACCGCACACCACTTGCAAGGACTGCGTACATAGGCATAAGAAAGAGTGCCCTTTCTCCCATATCGAATGTGATATGACCGGGGATTCTATTTTCTGGCATACTAACAAACAAGACGACTTCTACTGCAAGGAGGCTCAGGACATTGGGCTGGCCACAAAGCGGAAATAGAAAAAGCTGTAAGGGGTGTATCTATAACAGACCTCTAACTTTTGAGGGTTCCGGGCAGCAACGCTACTGCCTATATTGCTATGATACCGGTAAGCCTAGAGGCTGCCCGCCGGAGAAGTGTGATAAAAAGACTGTCAGGAGGTTGAAAAATTGACAAAAGAACAGCTAGAACAATATACCAGCATTAAAGAAGAGATAAAGGAATTGGAAGCTGAATTGGACAAAAGAAAATCTCCTGTGTCAGATATCGTCACCGGATCAATGGAAGACTATCCTTATACACAGCACAGTATTACTATACGGGGATTATCGAGCGATACATATTCTCTAGATTTAAAACTAACCTACAAAAAAATTCAACTGGAACGGCAGAGGGCAGAAATCGAAAATTTTCTTGATTCTGTACAGGATAGCAATATCAGGCGCATTATTAGGCTGAAGTACATCAAAGGGAAAACTTGGCCCCAAATCGCGAGAAAAATGGATAAACACATCTCTGGAGATAGCGTTCGAAAGATTGTAGAAAGATTTTTAGAAAAAAATTGAAATGTCCGTTTTGTCCGGTTTATCCGATGTATAATGATATCGTGGAAAAGTGAACATAAGAATTCCTTGTACGACCTCCAAACAGCCGTAGCGCGGACGGTAATAATATCCGCGCTGTATTTCTGGCAGGACAAACGGTTAAGTCGCAGGCCTCATGAGCCTTGAGGAGCAAGTTCAACTCTTGCGCCAGGAACCAATTAGAACCCGTCTCGCCTCTCAACGATGCGTACCATGACGCACAGATGCCAAAAAGTCCTAGGCTTTTCATATTTCCGTGGTCTACCTGAGCACAGGCGTGGCGGAGACACATACTGAACAGGCGTCTTACGAATTCCTCCCATCTATCCGGGAATTGACAGTAATTTGACGCCTTATAAACTGCGGGGCCGCTCCCCTCCGACAGCCGGACGGAATACAGACCGATAGCAGCTGTGACACGACGGAGAGCAACGCCGGACAGTCCACAATGAGAGGACGGCAGACACGCCGCCAACATACCTAGAGAGATGACAAGATGCGTGTCAGATTAAATATTTTCCAGCCCTCTGCTAATGGCAAAGGGCTTTTCTTGTACCAAAAAACAGGAAGTGATTTTTATGTACTGTCCAAGAGATGGAAGGTGTGTTTTTGACGGCTACAAGACGGCGGGAAAGCATATTTGCGCCTTGCCTAGATGTCAATATCCCCGTGAACTAAAACAGGCTTTACAGAACCGTATAGCCAATATTTTAGGACAGCCGCAAGGCAGAACCAGGCGGGCGCGGGAGCTTGAAATTCTCAGAAATGAAATTGTTAAATTAAATTTATAAAGCGGTGGTGGTATGGCAATATTAAAAAACCCCAGACACGAAAAATTTGTACAAGGGCTTATCCAGGGCATGAGCCAAAGAAAAGCATATCGTGAAGCGTTTCCAGCGGCTTCAAAGTGGAAGGATACAACAGTTGATGTAAAAGCCAGCAAGTTGTTTTCCGATGATAAGGTTTTGGTAAGGTATGAAGAATTAATCGATGAATCAAAAAACAAGGCAATTTTAAGCAGAATTGACCGCATGATGATTTTAACGGAGATTGCGGGAGATGATCAAGAGAAACCGGATTCACGAATGAAAGCAATCGATCTGCTTAATAAAATGGACGGCGAGTATATCAATAAGCTGGAATTGACCCAGCCGATAGATAATTCCATAAAGGAGATGGAGGACTATTTTGAACAGCAGAAAAAAAGAAGTTCTCAGTCTTTTATGGAATGAACCTTATAAAATCGGGCATTGGGTAGGGTTTGCTGACTTAACAGAACTGCACAATAAATGGCTTCGGTCGTTTTTATACGCTAAAGAAGATCAAACACTACTAGCTCACAGAGGTTCTTACAAAACCACAGATTTATCATTGTTTCTCGCACTCCATATTATCGAAAGCCCAAACGAAAATGTAATTTTTTTTAGAAAGACTGACACTGACGTAACAGAGGTAGTCCGGCAGTCGCAAAAAATATTGAATACAACAGTTTTAAAAAAGCTAGTTTACACGCTTTACGGTGTGGATTTGGTGCTTTTAAAAGAAACGGATTCTGAAATAGATACCAATCTTCATACATCAACAAAGGGCGCTTCGCAGATTGTAGGGCTTGGAATAGGTACTTCGATTACCGGAAAGCACGGCGATATTATAGTTACTGACGATATTGTGAATCTGAAAGACCGTATCAGCCGCGCCGAAAGGGAAAAAACAAAAATACAGTACATGGAGCTGCAAAATATAAAGAACCGCAGCGGCAGATTTATTAATACAGGAACTCCTTGGCATAAGGACGATGCAATCTCTATTATGCCGAATACGTACAAATTTGACTGTTATTCCACGGGCCTTATTGATAGAGAAAAACTGAACGCTCTTAGACAGTCTATGAGCGATTCACTGTTCGCGGCAAATTATGAATTGAAACACATTGCGGATAAAGATGCTATGTTCCAAAACCCGAAATTTATTGACGATGAGTATCTCATTTACAATGGGCTTGCGCACATTGATGCCGCTTACGACGGAGAAGACGGAACAGCGTATACAGTGTTCAAAAGGCTTTCAGATGGGCGTATTGTCGGATTTGGAAAGCGCTGGAATAAACACGTAGACGATTGCTTACAAGAAATTTCGGTTTTACATAAGCGCTTTAGGGCGGGGTCAATTGCATGTGAGAAGAACGCTGACAAAGGATACCTAGCAAAAGAATTAAGGGAACTTGGCTATGCGGTGGATATCTACAGCGAATCCACGAATAAATTCGTTAAAATATCGACGTATCTAAGGAGCGCATGGAAGGATATATTTTGGTTGGAATCAACAGATCCGGAATATATCAATGAAATTCTGGATTATTCTGAATTTGCGGAACATGACGACAGCCCGGATTCTGCCGCGAGCCTTCTTAGAAAGCTTGAGCAGAGGACGACATACAATCCCATAAAAGGAGGAATTTGACTTGTTTCGACTGGCAAACGATAAGCGGTTAACCGTTGAGAATTTGGGAGGCTTTATTAACAAGCACAGCGAAATTGTTCAGAGTAGATATGAGCCGCTAATGGACGCCTATAGAACGAAATACCCGATTTTTTTTCAAAAATCAAAGCCCAATTGGAAACCGGATAAGAGAATCGCTGTTAACTTTGCGAAATATATCACGGATACAATGAACGGTTTTTTTATCGGTATTCCTATAAAAGTCTTGTGTGACGAAGATAAAAGAGTTGCGGAATATGTGGAGTTTTTGGATAGCTACAACGATCAAGACGATAACAATGCGGAGTTATCTAAATTATGTGACATTTACGGGAAAGGATATGAACTTTATTACGTAGATGAACAAGCCAACATTGGGATAACTTATGTTTCCCCGATGGAGGCGTTTTTTATTTATGATGATTCCGTGTTGGAGCGTCCAAGATACTTTGTAAGGCTTTATAAGGATTCTGATGAGATTATTCGCGGCAGTGTGTCCGATGAACAAACAGTGCGCTATTTCACAATGGAAGGGGGATTGCATTTTCTTCCGGAATACGAAAAGGTGCACGGATTTGAAGGAGTTCCGGCCTCGGAATATCGTGAAAATGAAGAAGAAATTGGAATTTTTGAGCCGGTAATGACTATGATTAACGAGTACAACGAGGCGATTTCTGAAAAAGCAAACGATGTAGCGTATTTTGCGGACGCCTATTTAAAAATACTGGGAGCAAAGCTCACTAAGGAAGAACTGGCTAGTTTAAGAGATAACCGCATTATAAACTTTGACGGAAGCGATTCCAGCTCTCTAATAGTAGAATTTTTACAAAAACCGAACGGGGACACCACCCAGGAGAACCTATTAAACCGGTTAGAAAAACTGATTTTTCAGATTTCTATGGTGGCCAATATTTCTGATGAGAGTTTTGGATCTGCCTCTGGGATCGCACTGAAATACAAGCTGCAAGCTATGAGCGATTTAGCTATGACCAAGCAAAGAAAGTTTACCAGCGGAATGAACCGGCGTTATAAACTGATTTTCAGTAATCCGGTATCTGGTATGAAAAAAGACGACTGGGTGAAACTGTCTTATCAATTTACGCAGAATTTCCCGGCAAATCTGTTAGAAGAAAGCCAGATCGCGGGCAACCTTGCAGGAATTACAAGTAAACAGACGCAGCTTAAGGTTCTTTCCGTTGTGGAGAATGTTCAGAATGAGATTGATCAAATAGAGAAGGAGCAGGACGAAGACGGATATATGACAGATTATCCGACGAATAGAACGGTGGTAGAAGATGTCATACTGGGCGAATCGGCAGAAACAATTGAATCAAGCGGCTGAAAAAGAAGAATCAAAGTTAAAAAAGAGACTGTCCAAGTATTATGATTCCGAGTTTCGAAAGCTGGAAAAACAAATTGCCGCTTATTATCAGGAATATGGGAAAAATAATGTAATTGAATACAGAAAGCTGATGGAGGCTCTTTCTGACGAGGACAAGCGGCTTCTAATTGAACAAATGGACGAGTTTGCCAAAAAATACCCGCAGTACGCCCATCTTATGCCGGTCCGCGAGAGCATATACAAGCTGAACCGTCTGGAGGGACTGCAATATTCCGTTATTATGCGGCAGGCGGAAATAGCTGGGCTGGATAATGATGAGATTACCTCTCACTTGAATCGTTTAGCGGCAAAAGGCATTAATTACAGCATGGAAGCGCTTGGGTTCGGAAAGAATTTTTATTCTGTTAATTCAGACATCATAAAAAGGTTTGTTGATGTTCCGTGGAGCAACGGCGAGAATTTTTCAAAACGAATTTGGAATGATACTCAGAAGCTGGCTCAATATTTAAATCAGGATATCGCGCAGGGAATCGCGCGCGGCGACAGCTACGACAGACTGGTGAGACAGCTTAGAAAGCGTTTCAGCAACGTAAACCGGCGTGACGCTTACCGCCTGATTTACACAGAGGGAACCTACGTGATGGCAGAATCCACTATACAGCCGTTCGAGGAGGATTTTGAATACTATAAGCTGTCCCCGCTGATGGACGAAAAAACTTGTACAATATGCAGAGGACTGGCTGATAAGGTGTTTAAAATCAGCGAACGTCAGCCGGGAGTAAACTTCCCGCCGATTCACCCTTGGTGCCATTGTGCTTGGGAATTTGAAGTGGGTGATTGGGATAAGTGGATAGACGACTATGTAAAAAAACATGGAGGGGATAAAAAGCAGGCGGAAACGATAGAAAATCGATTGAAATCAGATTCGGAAAGTAATATAATAAAGTTGCCTAGATACTGGGAAGCTGCTATTCCAAGAGAGAAGTTTTTAGAATATGCCCTCAACCCCCAAAAGGATCAGGACAAAGCTAAAGCTTTTAAATCGGCACTAGGATATACAATGGAAAATGCAGATGACTTGATCCAGCAAATATATGATAAGCTTCCCGAGTATGAAGCAAAGGAAAAAACTGATAAAGGCTGGGGAAAACGCTACGAAGTAAGAATGGAATTAACGGGGCCAAATGGAAAGACCGCAAAGGTAATAACCGCATGGATTGATGATAAGAATACGGGACAGATGAGATTAACTTCCGCTTATATAGACAAGGAGTGATACTGTGAGACTAGAAATGTTTGATAAGGTTCTCTTAAAAACCGGAGAAACAGCATTTATTGTTGAAATTTTTGACGACGGCGCAGCCTATGAAATGGATATCAATAAAAAAGACGGAAAGACCGTAACAGATACAGTCTGGCCGGATCAAATTGAAAAAAAGCTTTAGAAGCCACCAGTCAAAAACGGCCGGTGGTTTTCTTATGCCCATTTTTAAGGAGAGACTTTATGAACTACATCATAAGCGATAAAGCATACGCACAATGGCTTTCTGAATCCATCGGGTATATGGATAAGCGCAAAGTAGAAAAGCTGGCGTTAATCGGTATTGATCATGATACAGGTGAAGTGATAACAGGGTATTATAACTGCCTAATGTCGGATAAGGCGGTTATGGCAGCCAATATACAGGCTGACGCTATCCTTGACAGCGTAATGGCGAACGCGGATTCTATCGTGCAAAAAGCGGAAGAAATTGCGGAAAATGAGGGGCTTGATGAAACATGAGAAAGCTGTTGTTTTTTTATGCTCCTTGGTGTTCGCCTTGTAAATTTTTCGAACGGGAATTTATGAATCCTGTTTTAGAGCAGGCAGACCCTATCCAAGTTGAAATGATAAATGTCCAGGAAAATCCGACTTGCGCGGATCGATACGGAGTAAACCGATTGCCCACGGCGATTTTGACAGACGGAGAAAAGATAGTGGATTATGTGGGAATGCCGGACGTTGAAAAGGCGGTAAATTTTTTGAGAGGAGGGGAATAGAAATGCCTGTAGTCACGATTAACATTTTAATTATCTGCGCTACTATCGTAGCATTGGCTCTGATTGGCAGCAGAGCTCCTAGAAGGGAACGAAAAAGAAATGATAACGATCACACGAAACGGTAACGGATTTGCTATTCATGGGCATGCGGAGTACGCTCCCGAAGGCCAGGATATTGTTTGCGCCGGAGTTACCGCGTTGTTTCAGACATTAATTGAATCAATGGAAAAGCTTACCACAGACAGGATACAAACGAATATACAGCCAGGTAATGTAAGCGTAAGCTATGGGAATTTATCGGAAGCCGGAAAGCTTCTGGTAGATTCCTTTTTTATTGGCGTGTCTCAAATTTCCGGAGAATTTCCGGAATATGTAAATAAAATTTAGTCCGAAACGACGTTAAACTATGCAATGGCTCGGACATTGGACGAGCTGGGGCGGAAAGGAATATATGGTTCAAAAAGATTTTTTTAAATTGCAGCTTTTTGCTGAGGGAGAAGCTGATGGGGCGGAAAGCAACGCCGGCGGCTCGGAGGCACAAACAGCAGCGCAGGAAAATGATACCGTTTCTTTTGACGATTTTTTAAAAGATCCGGGTAATCAGGCGGAGTTTGACCGCAGAGTGCAGAAAGCTATCCAAACGGCTGTCAGCAACGCTCAAAGAAAGTGGCAGACGGTAACCGATGATAAGGTATCGGAGGCTGAAAAACTGGCGCAAATGACCCGAGAAGAAAAAGCGGAATATCGAGCCAGACAGCTGGAAAAAGAGTTGAATGATCTAAAACGGCAAAATGCTGTTTCAGATATGGCGAAAACAGCCAGAAAAATGCTTGCCGACGAGGAAATCAATTTGCCTGACGAGGTGATTTTTAATTTGGTTTCCGAAGACGCTGAGCAAACAAAAACAGCGGTAGAAGCCTTCGCAAAAACTTTTAAAGAAGCGGTGCAGGCCGCGGTTAAGGACGCTTTAAGAGGGACAACGCCCAAGGCTGCGGGAAAACCGTATGAGATTACCAAAGAGCAGATTCTAAACGTTAAAGACACAAATGAAAGACGCCGATTAATGGCGGAGAATCCAGAATTATTTATACGGAGGTAAATAAGATGAAGAAATTTAATTTACAGTTGTTTGCGGCTGAACCTAATACTATTACCACTCAGCAATTTTCCATTAACCCTAGGGAAGTTGATTTTGTGACCTCATTCGGCCGAAACATTACGGCCCTCACCGAAGTAATGGGAATCGCCCGGCCAATTAGAAAAGCGAATGGAACGCAACTGGTAGCAAAAAGAGCCACCGGAGAATTACAAAACGGTTCAGTGGCCGAGGGCGATATTATTCCTCTGTCTCAGTATGAGGTGGAACCCATTGAATTTTCCACGATTGAACTTCAAAAATACAGAAAGGCCGTAACGGCTGAGGCGATTGCCAGATATGGTCTTGAAACTGCTGTCGGCATGACCGATGAGGAGTTCAAAGTACAGCTTCAGGACGAAGTATTGGCGAAGTTTTATAACTTTCTCTTGACTGGTCAGCTCACCAGTGAGGAAACCACCTTTCAAATGGCGATCGCTATGTCGATCGGCAGAGTAAAGGACGCTTTTAAGAAGATGCATAGAACGGCTACCAGCGTTGCTGTGTTCGCTAATACTCTGGACGTTTATAAATATCTGGGCGGCGCGCAGATTACCGTACAGAATGTTTTCGGTATGGACTATGTGGAAAACTTCCTGGGCGCGGATATTCTGTTTTTCTCCTCTGAAATTCCCCAGGGCCGCGTAATCGCAACCCCGGTTAACAACATCATTCCCTATTATGTTGATCCGGGTGATTCCGAGTTTACGCAAGCTGGGCTTTCCTATACAACCGATGCACAGGTGCCGTATATTGGATTCCATACTGAAGGCAACTATGAGAGAGCACAGTCTGAATCCTACGCTCTTATGGGATTTGTGCTGTTCGCGGAATATTTAAACGCTATTGCGGTTGTTACTGTTTCCGATGCTCCTGAATTAAAAACCTTGACCGTCACTCCATCTGCGGGGTCAGCGGTGGGAACCACAAAGGCCACGTTATCCGGGAAAGACGGAACGGCAGGTAACGTTTTGAAGTACCGTCTCGGGAGCGCCGCCGCTTCAGTGAGCTATGGGCAGAATGTGCGGAACTGGCCTAATTTCACGGAAGGCGCGGACATTACGGCAACGACCGGACAGGTGCTTACCGTCGTGGAAGCGGATCAGTATTATAAAGCGGTTGCGTCCGGAAGCAATACGGTTGTTGTAAATGCAGGAGATTAATGGAGAAGATAAATTATGGATATACTTCAAAGGGTAAGGATTCGAATTACCGATCCAAATGTTTCTGATGAACTGTTGAACGAGTATATCCAAACCATAATGGACAGGCTTTGTTTGCGGTTGGGAGCCGAAACGCTTCCAGCCGCTTTCGATTCTGTCTGCGTGGACGCGGTAATAAAAATGGTCCGGCGTACTTATTACGAAGGTATCTCTTCTGAAAGCGTAGCCAATCTGTCAACCTCTTTTGTGGAGGATATTCTTTCAGAATACGATAGAGAAATATCCGACTGGAAGAATAACCGCGACGATACAGACGGAAATAACAAGGCGGTGCATTTTTTATGATTTGGAAATCCTGCGACCTGCAAATCAAAGAGGGTCAAACCGAAGACGTCTTGGGAAACCAAACCGGGGGGAAGTGGAGCACAGTAAAAAAGACGGTATGCCGGTTTACTCCGTGGACAGACGAACAGATCTCTTTAGAAGGCAGAGAAGTTACCCGGAACGAACAGCGCTTTGCGATTCCGGTTTTATTTTCGGATTTTCCTGAGTGTTCTCACGCAGTTATTGACGGTGTCCGTCAGGAAATCACTCAAAAGATCGACCTTGCCCCGAGATATACCGTAATACAGGTTAAGGTATATAAGGAGTGATGATATGGCGGGATTCAAAATCGCTTTGGAAGGGGTAGAGGAGCTTGAAAACAGGCTGAATCAGCTTAATTCTGTTCGTTGGGAAGCTGTAAGAAAAAAGCAGACAGCGCAGATGCTGAACCGGGCAAGGCAGTCTGGAGGAACCCCGGTATCCACAGAAAAAACCAGGCCAAAAGGGCCGCATGGAGAACTCAGACAATCATCAAGCAGTTCTGGAGAAGAAGTCGGGTATACCAAGGAATACGGCCCGCATGTGGAATACGGACATAGAACCGTAAACGGCGGCTTTGTACCCGGCCAAAGGTTTTTACAGCGTAATGTAGAGACACAACGGAAGATTTATAAAAAAGACCTTTTAGATGCGATTAGAAAGGAACAATGATGGCTTACCAAAGAATTGGGCTAACTACTCTTATTGCCTCTATACAGGATAAAATACAGACGCGTACCAAGTTGAAATGCTATGACGCTGTTCCGGTGAACGCGCCCAGCCCGTTTTATTTTGCGGAGGTTATTAACACTACACCCGCCAACACTAAAACAATGTTTCGGGATAATTTTACAGTTTGGGTTCACGCGATTGCCGAGAAAGGAAATTCTTCTGTTGGGGTCTATACAATGATCGAACAGCTTCAAGAGGCTTTAACAGAAAATATCGTTCTTCCAGAGCCTTTCGAACTGATAATGCAGACGGACGGCGGAGTACAAACTATCCAGACAGATGAAACCGGAGAAAAACACGCTGTTGTAACCTTTGATTTTATGGTGTGCTACGGTTTTAAATGCAAAATGTAGGGAGGATTAATTTATGTTTCAATTACAGTTATTTGCGTTTGACAGCAACAACTATTGCGATTTCACAAGCTCTGCGGCAAAAGCGGTAGCCGGCAAGGATATTTTGCTGGCGGTTTTTAATGCGGACGGATCTTCTTTGCTCGCGATCAGCGGACAACAGGGGTTGACCATTAACCGTTCTGCGGATTCTATCGAGGTTACTTCTAAAGATACCCAGGGAGGCTGGAAATCGAAGCTTGCCGGGTCTAAAGAGTGGTCGATTGATAATGATGGCCTTTATGTGCCGAATGATGAAAGCCATACAGTGCTTTCCCAGGCATTTGAGAACGGAGATCCTGTTTGCATAAAGGTAATTAACGGAAAAACCAAAAAGGGAATGTTTGGCGGCCTTGCGGTGATCACCGATTATCCGCTGGAAGCGCCCTATGACGACGCCATGACTTACAGCTTAACGCTGGAGGGTATGGGGGCATTGGTTGACTTATCCGCCGACCCTGTGGCACCGGACACAATGCCGGACGGAACCGCCGCGTTAGGTCCTTTGACGGTTGTTTCCGTTGCAGGCGCTGAAAGCGGGGATACAGCTGTATATGTAAATCCCGTAAAATCACCGGAAAATAAATATTACTATAAAACCGGAGAGGCCCCGCTACCATATCCGGCGTATGGAGAAGCCGTTAGCCAGACGGCCTGGAACGGTACGGACGAAATTGCGGCGGTCACCGGAAATCAGATTATGATTATTGAAGCGGATTCCTCAGGAAAAGCGCTGAAAGCTGGTATCGCAACAGTTACGGCGAAAGCCGCAGGCTGATATAGGAGGCTCACATGATTCAGATTAACAATAGAGAATACGAGTTGAAGTACAACATAGGCAGAATAGAACTAATTGAAAATGTGACAAAGAAACCAACTCTGGCCGCACTGAGCGAAAGCGGTGGAATGCTCGGCGTGTCGTCGTTAAAAGCGTACTTTGCCTACGGTTTGAAAGAAGCCGGTTCCGATATTTTTGTCCCGATTAAAGAGGGAATGAAACTTGCGGAGGAACTGATTCAGGCGGAGGGATACTCTAAGGTGTGCGGTCTGGTTATCAACATTTTGGAGCGTGACTGCCCTTTTTTCTTCCGAGCAGATTAATCGATTTTGAATATCTGAGCCGCGAGCCTGACCCGGCCTACGACAAATTAGCGGAGCCATTTCGTAAAGAAATGGACTTCGCTTTTTTTGTTGCAAATTTTGGGTATTCGAGAACCGACTATGATGCGCTCACCAGAAAAGAAAAAATGTTCATCTATAAAGCTTGGGAAAACAAGCTTGTTGCGGACAGCACGCATTTATATAATGCGGTTTTTACCGCCGTATATAACGCAACCCGGCAAAAAAGA